CCGGTAGACTCTTCCATTTATTTCAGTTTGATCTGTGTGGAGGAGGCTTTGGGCCTCCTCCCACAGGCACAGAAACATAGGAGAAGTTTTCTGGCGAATCGTCGCGGCATCAGCAGTGACCTTGCTCAGATGTCCTTCTGTAGTTTCGTGATATACCCCTTTCACTGTAAGAGAAACGCTCTCAACGGTGGGTTCGTGAAACTCATTCTGGGCGTATCTGACAAATACAAGCTCTCGACCTCGGGTATTTATGAGTCTTCGGACTTTGTTCAGCTGAAACTGGGGATGCTCCATCAGAATGCTCCTTTCAAGATCCCGGAGTTTCTCGGCCTGTATCTGCCAGCCAGCCGACGGAAGTAGGCTGAGCTGTCTGCTGCTGTCATGCCGGAGATAGTCAAAGTCGTGTTCTCAGCCTTGACAATCAGGCACTGATAGGCCGTAGCATTGTAGTCTCCATTGTTCTCGCTCAGGTAGAACTGGAGCTCCTCGTCTGTGAAGAAGGGCACATCCTCCTCTCGCAGCACGATTTTGAGTTGTGCAAGGCTGTTCATGACTTCACCTCATCCTTTCAGGTAGTTGCGAATCATTGCTCGGAGCTCCTTCTGGCTACGGATCCCACGGTGATCAAGACCCAGCTGATCGGCGTAAGCCCGCAGCTGATAAAAGTCCTGCTCGCTGAGGGGGATCTCAGACAGATCGGGCTCCCTTTCGTCCTCCGGTTCATACTCGGGCTCCTCGTCACCGTCCGCCGGGATCGGGAGATCCTCTTCTTCCTGGGAAATCTGCCCGCTCCCGGTGTTTTCCTCGTCGGGCTGTGTAGGTTTACCCCCGGAGGCGAAAACGTCGTCTTCGGTGCTTAAAACCACGAAGCCGGAGCGCTGGAAAAAATTCTTGTAGGAGCCGATGGTGACTTCCAGCGTGACGGCACCATTAGAGATCTTGATCACTGTGACTCCTCCTTTCTTATGCCACCTCGGCGATCAGAATGCTGTCGATGGTCTCGAAGGAGGGCAGGCAGATCATAGTGACCTTGGTCTCCACATTCACGGGATCAGGCTTTTCGATGGTAGTCACGGCAACACCGACATCGGTGATAGCGACGTTGGCGACCTTGCCGCCCATCAGGTCGGACTCCTCGGGGGTGGTACCGAACCAGGTGTTACCCAGGTTGCCCTCGGGGAACAGAACCACAGTATCGTCAGGCACGAACTGGGTCGGGGTGTTGGTATCGTCCTTGAACCGCTTGCCATAGATGACCAGCTCCAGACCGAGCTCGTCCTGCAGGTAGGCAGTCAGACGGGCATCGGACAGGGCAGATACCAGGCCATTGGACAGGACGAACAGGGACTTCTTGATCTTGTCGTTGTTCCGCAGATAACCCCAGGTCTTGCGGGTCAGAATGCCACGAGTGGGGCGGGTACCAGTATCGTCCTCGATCAGGTCCATCCAGGTGCGGAGGTCCTCAATGGGATCGGAGTTGGTGGTGTCAGACCACTGATGAGTACCAGTCAGGGTCTTCTTGTGATTGACGGGCATGCCGTAGTCGTAGCTGTAGGCCTGACCATTGGCAGTGATGGCGATGGTACCCGTGGTCAGGGCCATCATGCGCATCTGCTCACGACGGGCACGAGCACCCTCCAGCAGACGGGTCTCATCTTTGAAGACCCGGTTCATCACGGCATCGATGTATGCCTGATTGCCGGTCTCCATGACCATGTTCAGCTGCTGGCGCAGCTCTTCATCGATGTATGTGCTCTCCTTGAAGAAGGGCATCTGGGTCTCCAGCTTGTCAAAGCCCAGACGGGCACGGGGCACAGCGCCCACGTCAAAGGCGGAGGGCTTCAGGACCACAGGCAGACCCTTGGAACCCTTGATCCACTCCAGCTTCAGGCCCAGCTTCTTTTCCGCAGGGAACAGTTCCTCACCCAGATACGGGGGGTTGTCTCGAGTGTTCTCTTCCCAGTACGAAGTCAGGTCGGAGGCCTTTACCAGATCGAAAATAGACATGTTTCAGTTCTCCTTTCAGTTGATATTTATCTGATCAATTGTCCTTCAGGAACGTGACCTTGCCGGCCAGAGAGGTCTTGACCGCAGAAGTCAGGAGAGCCGCAGTCGTGGAATCAATGCGATCCAGGTTGACGAAGCCCCAGATCAGCAGAGAACCGTTGGCGTCGGCATCGGTGACGTCCACATCGTGAAGCAGTACACCCACAGCGGGTGCACCGTCGCCCACAGCAGTGAAGGCAGTGCCGCGAGCTTCCAGGTTCCCGGCCAGGGGAGTGCCGGCCTTGATGATCTTGCGACCGTTCTCGGTCACAGCAGACGCAATGCTCTTATTGACCTTG